TGTCCAAGTTGTCACCAGAAGAACGTTGGCAAATCATCAGTAATCATAAAATCACTCGTTGTGGTCAAGAAACCGAGGACGGTTGTAATTGTAAGCAACCGGATAAATATAAATTAGACGGTTTCTCTACTATTATTGCAACATGGGATAAAGTACGATTACCAAGTGGAACTACTTCGGTATCGCAGAAATTGACAGCTGACCGTGTTTATAAGATGTTTCGTCGTATTTCGGATGAAGATGTACAATTTATGGGATTTAGTTCATTGTGGTCACGTCCAGAATGGATGATTTGTTCCGTTTTACCTGTACCTCCACCATCAGTAAGACCTTCTGTAAAACATGATGCACAACAACGTAGTGAAGATGATTTAACCCACATTTACATGAATATATTAAAGTACAATAACATTATCAAAGACGCTATTGCTAACCCTACTGGTGGTAGCGCAAAAATCATAGAAAAAAATTACTTATTATTACAATATTATGTTACCATGTTAAGTAACAACAAAGCTTCTGGAACAAGTCCATTGGGGCAAAATTCTGGACGTACATTCCAATGTATAAGCAGTCGCCTCAATACGAAAAATGGTCGTGTTCGTGGTAATTTAATGGGAAAACGTGTGGATTTTAGTGCGCGTTCGGTTATTACTGGTGATCCTAACTTGTCGATTACACAACTGGGTGTTCCCATGAAAATCGCCAAAAATATTACCAGACCCATGTTAGTAAATGAACGCAATCGTAAGTATTTAACGCGATTGGTCCAGAACGGTCCAGACCTTTATCCGGGAGCAAATCGTTTGGAAAGGAAAAACGGCGATCAAGTATCATTACGATATGTTGATCGTGACAGTATTGTACTGGAAGTAGGTGATAAAGTACATCGACATATGATGGATGGTGATTATGTACTGTTTAACCGACAACCCAGTCTTCATAAAATGAGTATGATGTGTCACGAAGTCAAAGTCATGAAAAAAGGAGATACATTTCGGTTTAACGTAGGAGTTACCAACCCATACAATGCTGATTTTGATGGAGATGAAATGAATATGCACATGCCGCAGAGTACAACCGCAGAAACGGAACTCATGTATTTGCCGGCAGTAACACAACAATTAATCAGTCCATCGAAGAATTCCCCTATTATTGGTATTTTCCAAGATTCACTTTTAGGTTGCTTTCGATTTACACGAAACACCGTTAAGTTACATCCATTGGACGCCATGAATTATTTGATGATGACCAATAAAATGGATACATCTTTACTGAAACATTCGAAAAAGAGTTATTCTAGTTTTGAATTATTGAGCCATATTTTACCGCCTATTACTATGAAAAAGAAGACGAAGAATTTCAGTGATCCTGCTAAAGATCCAAATCAAGTTGTCACTATTCAAAATGGTCGTTATATTAGCGGTCAAATTGAAAAGACCATTATGGGAGCAGCCAGTGAAGGTATTTTGCATCGAATCATCAATAATTTCAGCAATGAGACATGTGTGAATTTCATTGATGATTTGCAAAATGTCATTACTGAGTACATGAAAACCAGTTCTTTTAGTGTAGGAATTAGTGATTTAATTGCAAACAATAAAACGAAACAAGAAATTGCTCATACTGTACATAAACAAAAACAAGATGTACAAACATTAATCCAAGAACTTCATTTAGGTATTTACGAAAATAGTAGTGCTTATTCCAATGCAATGGATTTTGAAACACGAGTCAATAATATTCTCAACAAAGCCACCGAACAAGCAGGTAAAATTGGTAGAAACAGTTTGAGTAAGAGTAATCGGTTTCTCATGATTGTCAATTCGGGTTCAAAGGGTTCTCCTATTAATATTTCACAAATGTTGTCTTGTTTAGGACAACAAAGTGTTGAAGGTAAGCGAGTACCTTATGGTTTTGAACACCGTACATTACCCCATTTTTCGAAATACGATGACTCACCTAGTGCTCGTGGTTTTATTGAGAACTCCTTTATTGGTGGATTAACCCCTTACGAAATGTTCTTTCATGCAATGGCGGGACGCATAGGGTTAATTGATACTGCTGTAAAAACATCAGAAACAGGTTATATTCAACGTCGAATCATTAAATCATTGGAAGATATTTATGTAACCTACGATCAAACAATTCGTAACCATTTTGGTAAGATTGTCCAATTCTCGTACGGTGATGATAATTTCGATTCTACTAAAGTGGAAAACCAGAATATTCCTTTGGTTGAAATGTCAATTGAAGATATTTACATGCATTATGATGTTGTAGGATTACAAGATACGGATAACAATAAGAACGATGTTTTGGAAATATTTACACAAGATGCGGCTAGACGTATGCAAAAACAGCGTAAAATGACTAAAATGCGTCTGCGAAGTATTATTGAAAAAATGATTGAAAATCGGGATAAAATTGTTTCCCAAATATTTGGTTTCCGCAATGAAAATGTGATCCGTCTTCCTGTACATTTTACCCAATTGATTAAAAGTATTCAAGGACAACTGGAAATTGACAATAGTTTTGCAGTGAATGTCACTCCATTGGAAGTACTGGATATGTTAGACGCCAATTACAAACGTATGATGAGTTATAGTCAATATAGTCCAGAAAATCCCTTATTTAAGATCATGTACGATTTCCACTTATCACCTAAAACTCTATTGATGAAACATCGATTTCACAAAGACGCGATACAATTGTTATTGGATACCATATTTTTGAAATACAAACAAGCATTGGTTCATCCGGGAGAGATGGTGGGTGTAATTGCAGCACAATCAGTAGGAGAACCCACTACACAATTGACTTTGAATACTTTCCACAATGTTGGTGTAGCATCCAAGTCAAATGTTACACGCGGTGTTCCTCGTATTGAAGAAATTTTGCGATTGACAAAGAACCCGAAAAATCCATCATTGACTATCACCTTGAAACCACAAGATGCGACAAACCAAGATAAAGCCATGAAATACGCCAATATGATCGAACATACCCGCCTACATGATATTGTACGAGCAGTTAGTATATATTACGATCCTTTGGACGAAAATACAGTGATTGAAGAAGATCGTGAAATGATGGACCATTACTTTGAATACGAAAAATTAGTAGAAAGCACAACTGAGCAAGTAATTGACTCTGATGTGGTGAAATCCAAATGGATCATCCGATTAGAATTTAACGCCGAAACAATGTTGGACAAAAATATTCGCATGGATGACGTGTATTTTGCAATTAATAGTTATTATGGTAGTAAAATACATTGTCGGTACAGTGATTATAATGATAAGAATCTGATCTTCAGAATTCGATTGTTAGTACCCCGTACAAATAAAAAGGACTTGAATCCTTTGGATAGTTCCGACCAGATTTATATGCTAAAGAACTTCCAAGATGTTTTGTTGAAAAAGACAATATTAAGAGGCGTTGATAATATTCAAAAAGTATTGCCTCGTAAAGTACCCAATAATGTAGTAAAGGAAGATGGTAAATATGTACGCAAAGATACATGGGTATTGGATACTACTGGTACTAACTTTTTGGAAGTATTGGGCTTATCCTTTATAAATGCGAAACAAACTTATAGTAACGATATTTACGAAGTCTATAAAACGCTTGGTATTGAAGCCGCAAGACAGTGTATTCTTACTGAATTCATTGACGTGATGGATCATAGTGATGTCTATTTGAATTACCATCATCTTAGTGTATTGTGTGACCGCATGACCTATAACGGTAAAGATATGGTAGCCGTGTATCGATCTGGTTTCTTGAAGGACAATATTGGTCCAATTGCAAAAGCCACATTTGAAATGCACACGGAAATGTTCTTGAATGCCGCACGTCATGGTCATTTGGATAATATGCGCGGTGTTTCCGCCAATGTCATGTGTGGTCAATACGGTTACTTTGGTACTGGTGCATTCAATGTTTTACTGGACTTGGACGCCATGGAAAAGAATAATGAAGACGCTGATACGATTGCATTTAAAGATGGAAACAATGTATTTGATACTACTACTGGTGCATCATCAAAGGAAGAATTCTGTAGTAAGGATAATATATTGGTAAATAACCATATTGTTAGACAAAACCCAGATAATGACTCTGATAATGCCTGTGATGACGATTATGATATGGGATTCTAATTTTTATAACCATTTAATATTTAATATTTAATAAAATAGTACAATAAATAACAACCTTTTTTATTGTACTATAAAATGTAAAAACGAATTAAAATTGAAAAAAAATACAGTGTATGAACAAGGAATTAATAAAAAAAACCTATACGTATGTGCAATTCATTTTCGAAATATTTTATCAAAGCAAAATCAATTAAACAGTAATTATGACTTTACATAAAACAAAACGTATAATGACATCTGTTTCTGCAGATTCTAATACTACTAGTGTTGTTGGAAAAGGTCATAGTACAAGAAAGTTCAAAGTAGTCCAACAAAATAACATTAAAAAAATAAACAGTAAAGAAAAACGTAAAGTTGTGGCGAAAACGGACACTAATACTACTGAGCCGGAATATCGTGAATTTAGATTGTTTGATTTTCAGGCATATGATCATCGAGAGTTGAATAGTGAAGGAAAATGTATAAACACTTGTTTTATGATACGTATGTTTGGAATCAATGAACAGGGTGAAACATGTGCAATTATGGTTGATGATTATAAACCCTTCTTCTACATTCAAGTAGATGCGAAGTTCGCTGCACAATCAAATAATGCAATTGATGAATTGTTGAATTATTACCGTACTCACGATGAATTCCCTAAATACCTAAGTAAAGACATCATTAGTGCAAAACTAGAAACACGGCAAAAGTTGTATGAATTCACAGGCAATACATCGTTTCATTTTGTGAAATTCACTTTTCGAACAACTCGTACTTTCCGCATATTGAAAGGCATTATTCAAAAGGAAAATAAAACTAAACGATATCTTGACCGAGAATATCCATTGTACGAAAGCAATATACCACCATTGTTACGGTATTTCCATATTAACAATATTAGTCCATCTGGATGGATTCGAATCAAACATTCCGAAACATTACCTTGTACTTACCAAACATCTACCTGTACATATGAATACTTATGTAAAGTGAAACATGTACATCCATTGGTTTCAAAAGAAACACCAGTGCCTTATAAAATCGCGAGTTTTGATATTGAAGCTAGTAGTAGTCACGGTGATTTTCCATTACCTGTCAAAGATTACAAACGTCTGGCTACTCAATTCATTGACTTGCTCATTGCAAAAAAATCGAAACAACCTACCATGACAGTTTCTGCTGTACAGATGTTATTGAAGAAATCGATTAAAACGGCATTTGGTTATGATACTATCCAAAATATTGATCCAGTTTATCCTAAATACAAGAAAACAAAAGAGGAAATTACAGAAGCTTGTAAATTGATATTAGAAACCAAAATCAAAGATGAAACTGTACAAAAACAAAATAGCTCATTATCAAAAGCGGTTGAATTCTTTGAGCGAAAAAAAGAGGAAGCGTCTGCCGCCTCCGCCGGAGGCGGCGGTGGTGATGGTGATGGTGAGTCCAATCAAAATGCACATTCAAGTGGTACCGGGTCAGGTTATGTAGAAGAATTAACTTCAGGTAAATCGGACAAAAAGGCTAAAGTCGTTTATTCGGAGAAAGATCAACGAAAAACAATTGCAGAATATTTAGCGGAAAATGATCATTCTAGAGAAGAAAGAATCCAAACACTTAATAATCTATTTTCTAATTTAGTAGAACGAGCTAAATTACCCCCTTTACAAGGCGATGAAATAACCTTTATCGGAACAACATTTATTAAAAATGGACAAGTTGAACCGTACAAACACAACTGTATTGTTGTAGGATCATGTACTTCAGTAGAAGGGGTCGAAATTCAGACAACACCGGATGAAAAACAATGCATATTAGACTGGAGCGATTTAATCCAATGTGAAGATCCGGATATTATTATCGGGTACAACATATTCGGTTTTGATTACCAGTTTATGTTTGAAAGAGCTAAAGAATTGGATATTGTAGAAGAATTTTGTAATTTATCCCGAATCAAAGACGAAATTTGCGCGAAATCTGAGTATGAAACAAAAGAATACAAATTGGATCATACTCAAAATCGTTTGGCGAGTGGTGACTACGATTTACATTATCCATGCATATCTGGACGTTTGCAAATTGATCTACTGTTTTACTTTCGTCGTGATTACAATTTATCCTCGTACAAATTAGATGATGTGGCTGGTACAATGATTAAAGATGGTATTAAAGCGATTGAACCTTTAAATAACGGTACATCTCGTTTGTACAGTAAAAATTTAGCCGGGTTGCATGTCGATGCTTTCATTCATTTAGAGATTACAACTTTTACTACAGATTATTATGCAGGAGGACGAAAATTCAAAGTATTAAACATTGAAAAGAATGTAGCAATTGATCAGGAAATTATAGATCGTTTTGAATCAAATGGATTAGTACCACCAGCCTCAAATGTACAGTACAATGTCATTACAATCGATGGTCATCATCATGAACATTTGAATACTACTAAACAAAGTATCAAATGGGGAATGGCTAAAGATGATGTTTCCCCACAAGATATTTTCCGTTTGTCCAAAGAATCGGCTAAATCGAGATCTATTGTTGCGAAATACTGTATTCAGGATTGTAATCTAGTTCATCATTTGATGAAAAAAGTAGATGTATTGACTGGGTACAATGAAATGAGCCGTATTTGCAATGTTCCTATTTCGTTTTTAGTATTTCGAGGTCAAGGAATCAAATTGACGAGTTATGTGGCGAAAGTTTGTCGTGAAAAGGATACTCTCATGCCTGACTTGGAAAAGACGAAAAATGATGATGGTTACGAAGGAGCAATCGTATTACCGCCTAAATGTGCAATGTACGGTGAAAATCCAGTAGCATGTGTTGATTATTCTTCCTTGTATCCATCCATTGCAAAAGGTTGGAATTTGTCCCCAAATAGTAAAGTATGGACTAAAACATTTGATAATGATGGAAAATTAGTGAAAATCAATCAAGTTACTATTACTGATTCGAATCTCGCTAAACTACAAGCATGGGCAGACCGTTACGACAATTTACCGGATTATAAATATATTAATGTGACTTTTGATAATTTCGAGCAAATTCAAAGATTCGGTTCTACCGGCAACTATTTGAAAACAGACAAAATCAAATCGGGTTACAAAGAAGTACGATGGGCTAAATTTCCCGACAAACAAGAAGGTATTATACCTTGTATTATTGGTGATTTACTGAAAGCCCGTAAAGAAACCCGCAAAAAGGCCGAAAGCGAACCCGATCCCTTTTTAGCCAATGTATTGGATAAACGACAACTGGGATACAAAGTGACTGCAAACTCTCTTTACGGACAAATGGGATCAAGCGTTTCAACGTTCTTCGAAAAGGATGTTGCTGCGTCGATTACATCTATTGGTCGTCAAATGATTACTTATGCAAAGCGAATGGTAGAAGAAATTTATGGTGATTCATTATATCACGTAAAGTCGAAAAATAATGAAGTTGTAAAAATAGTAAGGACTCGATCATCGTATGTGTATGGCGATACGGATTCTGTATTCTTTACTTTTAACTTGGAAAATCCAGAGACCGGTGCTCCTATTCGAGGAAAAGAAGCGTTGGAACTTACGATTGAAATTGCGCAAGAAGCGGCTGATTTGTGTTCGTTGTTTTTACCACCACCAATGAAACTAGCATATGAAAAAACATTAATGTCGTTTATCTTGTTGTCCAAAAAGAGATATGTTGGTATGTTGTACGAATTAAATCCGAATAAAGGTAATCTGAAATTCATGGGACTTCCATTAAAACGTAGAGATGCATGTGATTATTTGAAAGATGTATATGGAGGCATTCTGACAATATTGATGAAAGAACCCGATAATATTCAAAAAGCCATTGAATTCCTAAACCTTTCCTTGCAAAATTTAATTGGGAAAAAGGTATCGATTGAAAAATTGGCTTTGACTAAATCATTGCGGAGTTACTACAAAAATCCTCAGCAAATTGCTCATCGAGTATTAGCAGATCGTATTGGCGAAAGAGAACCCGGTAATAAACCAAAGCCAGGTGACCGTATTCAATACGCTTTCATTGAAAATCAAGGACAGAAGTTACTAGGTGACCGCATTGAAACTCTTGACTATATCGCCAAAAATAATCTGGAATTGGATTATCATTACTATATTACCAATCAGTTAATGAATCCCTTATTGCAATTGTTCTCATTAGCCTTAGAAAAGGTGTATTTGTACAAGAATTATAAGCAAAGGCAAATTGTAGAGTTGAATACTATATTGGATCGCTATTATAAGGAATGTGACGGAATGATTGAGCCATACATGAAAAAGCGGGAAAAATACTGCTCAGCCGAAGTAAAGAAATTGTTATTTGATCCATTCTTGACAAAAATTTATCACGAACAAAATAACAAACAACATGGACTTCAATCTTTATTGAAATTTTATAAAAAACAATAAAAAAAAAACATTATACCCGTGAAGATTTAAATTTATTTACCATCATCATATAAGGAATATCTAGCAATTGATATATATTGACCATTTTCATCCGTTAAATTAAATAACTCTTTTTTTTTGTACAATTCTAGGTCTATCGGAAAAAATACATCACATTCGTTTGTATTGTGAATATGACTTACATATATAGTGTCAATAAAAGGCGCAAATAATTCATAAAGTGACGCACCACCAATTATAAAAACATCCTCAAATATATCTGTAGATTCCAATAATAATATATTAGCAAGACTCGATTCCATTATACAATCTTCGTCATACCTTTGTGATTTGGATGCATCTCGAGTAAAAACATAATTACGTCTTTTAGGTAACGGTTTTTTTCTCAAACTGTCATATGTTTTTCTGCCCATTACAACAGCATTGTTACCATTTCCTATAGTAACCTCGCGGAAAAAACTCATTTCCGCTTTTGATCTCCAGGGCAAATCATTTTTATACCCAATCCCACCCAAATCGTTCATACATACTATTGCCTTCATAGTAGTTTATTTTCTTTTACTACTTTTATCTTTCTATTTATTTTACAAGCTTTGTTTTATGGAGAGAAAATAAATGATCGAATATATCCTCGATTATTTATTGATTTACTGTACAGATTACTTTATTTGTTTAGTATCTAGACCATTTGTCTCGATTGAAACTACTGACACGCAATTTATCTTGGGCATGGGTTTTCCAATGTTCTACTAATTCGTCCATTTTTCGCTCTTCTTCAGTACGAGGATAAGGTCTATCTCTACGTGCATCCATCAAAGCTTGGTCATTATCCTTAGCCTTCGGCTTTGCTCCAAAACAATTTACACCGAATTTAATATTAGGATTTGCGAAAAAACCGCCATTTACACCTGGACGACCACAACTATTTTTGTGTTTTTTTGATTGTTGTAATTCATCCCATGTTTTCTTTTGAGTGGGGAAAAATGCCATTTGATCCGATGACCATCCGTAATTACACCATTCTGCACCATTGTTATAAGCTGCTTCAATCTCATCATATGTAGCTAAACGAGAGTCATATGCTTTGCAAATAGCTTGGGCATCATCGTAAGTATATAAGTTATTACTGATATTGAAGACCTCATCTTTAGGAGGTTCAATGGGATCGATTGGATTTCCACTAGCATCAAAAAGTGCATTGGAATCATCTACTACTTCGTCCGATTTAAAATATTTTTGTAAAGAAGGATCTCTCAATTCATCCAATAAATCAATACCAAAGAAAAATTTCAAACAATTGTGAATCACTAAAGTACCTACTAAAAAGATACCTGTAGAACCTATTAACATTAATGAAAAGGGTTTTGAAGACATACCACTAATTCCTAGTACATACATAGCAACATTGTAAACCGCTACAAATAACATAGTAGTAAATAAACTTACTGGGTTATCGTAATACTCTATTATTTTTGATACTGTAGTTTTCACCATATTATTTCGTTCGGCATCATCTGTAATGGAATACTTGTATAAAATATATACAATTAATATGGTAAATGCGATGAAATCAAATGCACGTGTGATTCGCGAAGTAGTATCAGTTTCCTCGTTTCTACGTAAAAACATGCCTAAAAATACAAAAATCACTAAATAGATCACTAATAAAGTACCCAATATCATTAACCCTGAATTGTTGAATACGTGAGAAACGAAATTAACCGCATTTACATTGTTTTTTTCTGTTTCTTCAGTAGTCTCATCGCCATCTTTTTTAGTGACCTCGTCTGTTTCCGTTGCCTCGTCTGTTTCCGTTGCCTCGTCTGTAAAAAATGGTTCTTTTATCTTTTTATCTCCATTATAAATATTTATACCTGTCATATCTATAAAACTACAATAAATGACTTAAATTCAATATATATTATACAATACTATTTTTTTTCACATAAATAAGACAAGATGCATAACGTGTTTCTAAATGCTTTGTATCTTCTACAGATTGAATTGTTGTATCATCACAATAGTACCATTTTTCCTCTTTTTGTACAAAACTAGTATAATGACCATTATCGACTGTACCAATATGATTACATATTCCAACCAATTCAAAGACGTTTTCTCTCCGTTTATATCCCATACAATATTGTGTTAAATCCAGTTCAAGTGGAAATGTAATCAAGTTCATATATTTTTTACCATCATATGAAGATCGATTTATACTGATCCAAAGTACTTTAGGGAAATTCCAAAATCGTATGTATTTATTTACATTTTCTTTTTGATTGGTTTTTTCATTGAACCATGCATTCTCATTTTCTAGTTTTTCAACATTGCTAAAATGATCCAAGCAGTCGTAAATCGAAAATGGAATATGAGGATTTACCGAAGATAATGAAGGTATAGGTAAGTTTAATACAGTAAATACCTCAGGTTTTAGCGACAAATACTCATTTTCTACAGTTTTGTTAATGGAATCAATACAATGAATCATCACACCCGATGATAATTCAGTAATCATTGAATATTCGTCTTTTTCGTAGATATTCTGTAAATATTGACATACCGGTAATGCTATCTTATCTATATTATTTTGTATTTGACCTTGAATAGAAATGGAATAAGGTTCTTTAATACATGAATGGAGAGAAGAAAAGAAAAAGTGGATGAATTCGCTGACATCTTCTTGACTATTTTTTTCAAAACAATCAAACTTCTTTTGTTTTGCAATTTGTTGTAATGTACTAAAAAAGCCGTTTGGATATAAACTCTCTGTAGAATTCCCAGCTGATTTCATAATAAACATTATATTCTTCCATTGTTTCCACAATGGACTTTCAATACAGGTACGATTACGTGAATCATTATACTTTTGCATGATGACCCATAATGGTTCCAGTACAGACAATATTTGAATACATGCATTTAAATAACAAGTATTGCCTAAATTGATTATACCTTTAGGAGCATTCGACATTATTTTATAGGATTTTATTTCTATCGACTATCTTTACAATAAAATATATAGTTTTACGTCCATTTGATCTAATTAGTATGTTTAGATATTGTAAAGTCATCCAAAGTTTTATTAATTTACTTATTCATGAACAGTAATACTGATGAATGGAATCAAATAATAGAAGACGCACTACAAACTATTATAAATGGTTCTTCTATTAATCCAACTGGATTGGAGAGATCTAATGAAGATATCAGTAGCATACTACTTAATAATACAAATTCTTCTTTGAATACTTTAGATATAAGTAGAAATCCTTTTTCACAAACCAACCCTTATTCTACTATTGGATCTAGTCTAGGGTCGAGACTTGGATCTAGTCTAGCAAATTCTGCTAGTACTTATTTCAGTAATGCTATTCGTAGTAGTGATATCAGTAATAATACAAGTGCTAGGAATGAACCCATGTCTTATGTAAGGGCTGCAACGAGAGCATCCGCTTCTACAAACACAACTACAGATACATTTGTACCAACAGCAACCAGTTCATCTACTCGTATTCATCCAAATTTGAGTAATCGAGACACATATCGTACGAGACCATCTACTAGTACTAATGGAAATATAACCACAGATCCTTCACCTGAAGAAACAGAAACCGAACAACCAAATGTTTATCCTGATAATTCTAACAATAATACGAATCGTTTGCACGAGAGATTTGGACCATTTATTATGGATTGGATGGATTGTATGAATCGGTACAACAATAATATGAGACAATATCATCATAATATGAATCAATTCAATCGTGTATCTACTACTATTTTAAATATGATGTCATCATACGAAACATATCCATCACAACCCACTGGTTTATACAGTAGTAACCGGCAATCCGGTTATGGTACAGGATCTACCACTACCGCTTCACCTAATCTTTTTGATTTTGAATTGGATTTAAATTCTAGACGATTTATGAACTCAATACCACCTTCATTGCAAGAAATAATTGCAAGAAATCCAACCCAGGTCGAAATACAAGGGTTTTCGATACCTTTATCCGGATCACCTGAAGATCGACCATCATATCCTACTATAAGTCAAGTCCTTAATGCAACTGAAATTTTCACTTACAATGATGAAACAGCTAGTAGAGTAACAGATACTAGATGTCCAATAAGTTTAGAAGATTTTGAACATGGTGAAGAATTATGCGAAATACGCCATTGTCATCATGTATTTAAGTGGTCATCTTTACAAAGATGGTTCTCTCAAAATAGCCACTGTCCCGTTTGTAGGCACAATATTGTATAAATATATACTATAGAAATTCGTATAATATATATTATTTTTGGTCTATGAATAACCGTACTAGTACTCAGCGTTATATTGAGACAAAATTCAATAAGTCCATATTTCATAAAACAGTATTAGAATCTTATGAAAAATTAAAACCAATTGTAAAAAAAAATGTACCCAAATTAAATGAAAATAGTGTCAATTATTTAAAGTCTATCTGGATTTCTCTCCAAAATGCTAAACGAAAAAGTAATTCATATATGAAATCCCTAAAGTACAATTGGACAACTGAATTATTAAAAGGTCCAATGTATGAAAATATCCCAACTGCATTCCAAAAAGAGATTAAATCTACTTGTAATCATGTTTTGGATTTTACCATTACAACAAACAACCGATCTTTTTACTTTCATTTTTGTAAAGCCAAGAAAATCATTGATAAAATCCGTATTCAAAAAATCATAACCTGGCTACTATTTATTGATCCTATGGTTGTGAAGGATTGTTCAAAAACAGTAGATGTGTATTTCTACGATATATACTTCAAAAAACAATTCAACAATGTAGATGAAATCCTTGATCGTCACCATATTAATACGGCTTTTACTACATCATGTAACACACATACCAATATTTACTGCTTTCGAAAAGAAGAAAATGATAAATGCTTTATACACGAAACCTGTCATAATTTGGGAATGGATTTTTTAAATGCAGATGACGATGACCTTATGCGCGGTAATGCTCATTTAGTACAATTGTTTTTATTACCAGATGATCTAGTATTGCGCTGGAATGAATGTTATCCTGAAATGTGGGGTAGAATTTGCAACTCGATGTTATATGCATTATTTTACAATTCAAGTCAAAATCCAAATAGTTTAACAAAATCAAAAATGCCTAAAGCAAATCACTTTAGCAAAAAAAAGAGGAAACTAATTCTTTTGAAAAATCAAAAACCTTTATCATTTCATGAATGGAGAGAAATCTTTTATATCGAACAATTCACTTCATTATTTCAATGCATCCAATTTCTAAATGCAAATCAATTGAATTATGAAACTTTAGGAAAAATCGATTTGAAATCATATCGAGAGAATTCACATGGAATTAGTTATTTTTTACTGACTTCTATTTTCATGTTTCATTTGAATGACTTTCTCGACTACTGTAAAAAGAATTCCAACGTTTCGATCGATTCTTCTATTGAATATTCAATTAATATCAGTAAAAGCAGATCTTCGATTGAAAATTATATCAATATGATTGAGACAAAATACAATGATCCTGACTTTACTGATTCTTTAGCCAGAATCGTAGAAAAAAAGGTTTCCCTTGATTCAGGACGAATGTCTTTTTTCGGTGCTATTTAACGATCCTTGACCATTTTAGAAGACAAATCCAAGAGGGTTTAGCAATATCGACAAGGTTTCCCAATTGAATTTCGATGTGAGATCGTATATATTGAATTGATTTACGGATTTGATTGAGTATTTCGATCCAGAATTATTAGTATAGTAGTGCATAGTTTCTGGTATTGAATACATCCGATATATGGAGAGCATTTTATCTAAACTTGATGCATCAACTTTTCCAATTTCGGATAACCATGTGTAAAATGGTATAACACAATCGTTTTCTATATTGGTTTCCGATGTAGAAATAGTATTGGAAACGATATTTTTACATTTACAGTACAATGAAAATACATGAAAGGCTTCGTGTATAGGGATTAAATTTTGATTTTCTAAAATTTGATGATAATCCGTACCAATTAGCAATAAAATACTAGGTAAATATTCACGTGAAATGTCCAATTCTTTTACAATATTATTTGTATCGTACAGATAGAATTCTTCTTTTTGTATATTCCAATCACGAATGACAAAGGGACAATTGTACAAAAACATGTCCATATCATCACTAACACATGCCCATGCAATGTTTTGTTTTACTAAATAAGCACACAGGTTGTCGGCTTCGCCGACCGCTTTAATATATTCTACATTCATGGAATCGAAAAGCGTCTGTAAATCTTGAATATGTTTGGAAGTCACTTTTATCATTCTTTTTTTACAGGATTCTATCTTTTGTTGTAACATGGTGTATTCTTCGTCCGTCATTGTACTATTGGATTCAGTGATTTGATTTTGATAATTTTCCATTTTTTTACATGCTCGTTTCCGTTCATAAAAACGTTCCAATAAAACTTGGAATTTTTCATCAGGTGGTTTTCCATCAAATACGAATATAGGATGGATTTGATATTTATGACATTGAGTAATCATTCTAAAGAAATTTTCTATTAATAAATTCAGTTTTAAAAATCGGTACATATAAATACTAGTATCAATGACAATGGTTTTTTTTCGCAGTTTTTCTAAATGATTTTTTGTTATTCCAATTTTACATGATGACATTAAGTATCCATTGAGTTTTTTTATTCCCATTTAATATTTTTTTGTATTACTAGTGTTAGTTATCTTATTATTACTTATTTCTATACTTTGTTTTTGAAAAGATAACAGTTTAATTATTTTTTCAATTTTATTTATTTAGTGGTAACGGATAATCTTGTTCAACTCTATGAATTAGTTCATTATTTTAGACAATAAATTTCCTTTAAAATGATACATACCACTGTGAGTCAATGCGATTGTTACATCAGCATATATCTTCCCACCTAGTTTGTTCCAACGTTCCGAAAACAACCAATCTTCAGAATAATAATGACCATCAATTACTGTACAATCAAATAAAGCAAAAGCATGGTCGTTTTCCTTTTCACTCAAAAAATTGATATCACATGTGTATTTAGTAGAAGGAAATGCCTTTTGCATATACATAATAGTCTCCCGGCGTATCATCATAAAACCGGTCGCCAAATGTCGAACCGGTATTAGATTTCCCCTTATTTCTACTGATTTATCGAGTAAATTCCAATTGTACTTTAACAAATTTGCTTCCAGAAAACTTGTGTCTGACATTTGACTAAAATAGTCATGTTTATTCTTTTTTTCTAATATCGATTCTATATAATTTTCTTGTAGAATATTTTCCCAACTTATATATTTCATCGGGTACAAACCGCCTAAAAGCAATTTGTTTTTCATTAATAAAGAAAGTACATCATTAGGATTCCACGATATATCACTGTCTATAAATATCATATGTGTCATTTTTGGATCACTCATGGCTCTTGCAACTAAATTATTACGTGCTCTTGAAATCAAACTATCACAACTACACGTATGTAGTTGTACAGGTATATTATATTTTTCCAGTAATTTAATGGTATTAATGATAGACAACATAAAAGACACATTGCATACACCACCATAACATGGTGTCAAAATATGTAAATATGGTGAATTATTTTTTACAAATTCTTCTATTTGTGTATCCATTTTTTAGACAAGTGTTGTTGTATAAAAAATTATTTACAATTACGCTTTAACCTATTTTATGAATATAACCATTTTCGCATTTTATTTACTGTACGGTCACCATTATAGTATTCTACACTACCGTTCCTTTTTTTCAATCGGAAAATAGTCGGAAAACTACTGAATACTAGGTCTGAGCCATATTCTTTATTCAACGAAGCAACGTTTTCGTCGTAGTTGTCTCCAATATCTCTTACAGGTATTTTTGTTTTACTACATAATTTAGCCCATTCATCTTTCATCATCACACAAAACCCACATGTTGGACTATATACATGACCAAACACAATTGGTGGTTTGGGTCTCCTTCTTTTAGGTATCTTATTTTTAATTCTTTTTCCACCACATTTTCTTGTTGTATTAGTAGCACAATGTGACTTTCGTCCTTGTGTTTTCTTCATATAATGAACAAAAAGTAGAAACAATGAATGAAAAATGTACAAAAATATACTCTATAGTGATATCTTTTTTCTATTGTGCTAAATATATAGAACCTTATTCGATGAAATTTCCACACAAAGTATTTTTTATATTTATATTATTTGTTTTTGTATTGGGATTTACATTATGTTTAGATCCATCTATCAATAAAGAGTCTATGACCAATATGTTATATGGTAACGCACAATTGCCTCCTGATGCAATCCAATCCAGAAATCAACCAGTAGATGCATCACCATCTTGTCCCGATGTATTGATAAGAAGTGGTACCAAATTGTATTTGCATAACACAAATACACCTAAAGGAGAAACGAATCCAATTGAATTCAACTCTTTATCAGAATATTTAGACTTTTTGAAAAAACAACGCGAGGTGGGAATACGATGTCCTGTATTATTTTTACAAGAAGAAGTAAATACTCAAGGACAAACCGTTTATCGAGCTCGACCTGGACCAAATGATATGGTCGGTGGAATGCCTATACAACCTACTGAAAATATTTTACCAGCGGAAATATTCGATGCAACTCGAGACAACTTACCGTACAATAAAGGTCAATATGCCGGATTTGACGCTCATGGACAACATATTGGTGAATTTACTGAACTCGATGCAATTCATACTTCAACTGAAATGAGTCAATCTATTAGTGATAATCCCATGGACGTAAATTGGGGTGGTGTTCAATATAGTCGAGAGGCAGTAGAAAGTGGTAAATACGATGATCGTATTGTTGGAAAACCCACCATGGTTCCAAAAGTAGTAGAAATTTACAAATAAAAAATTAAATGTTTAGCAAAACAATCCCAGTTTTATTGTAGAAAAATAGTCAGTTGTTCTATTACATTTTTACCAATACGTCTTTTACCGATTTTAATAGATGATAATTCCGTTATATTTGTTTTTACCAATTCAAGTAATTTGTGAAAATCACCCTGTACATAATCCATGAGTCCAATTGCAGTTGCATTACTAATACCAGGTATTTGCTTTAAGAAAATGACCCCTATATTTTCACGGGTTATGTTCTCTCGCTTTTCCTTTTTTATGACAAAATTCGAATACGGAACTGATACTTGATCTGTGGATGATATTGTCGTGGTACTGATATTATTGGTAATTTTTTCTTCACTCGTATTTGTTTCAGTTTTATTTTGCTCACTATTATTTGTAGTTAGTTGCGTTGAAAAACGATTTTTAGGATTGCTAAATTCTTTTTGAATCTTTTTACAACACATCAATAATTGTTCTACAGTATCTTGTACATGAGTTGTCCGCCACAAGTGCATCTTTTTCATCAATGAAATAGAAGTCATACAAGATACGACCGTTTGTTTTTCGATTGGTTGCAATTGAGAGAAAATACCTTCTATTAAATAGACCACTTTACTAGGTTCATAGTTATGTAAAAGACGATACGATTGTTCCGCATATCTACCATCTTTAATAGACGACAACAAGTCACTGAAAGTTTTGCGTTCCCATATAAATAGCAATTGATCATCATAATAAAGTTCCCAATCTCCTAAATTCAATGGACGAACATCTAAAGTAAATAATTCGGGATACAATTCTAGTTTTTGTTTTAATAAGTCAATGACAGCATGTTCTCGAGTATCTACAACCAATGCAATTTGTTGTACCATTTTCTTCTTTTTCTCTCTCGATGTTTTAACTGTAAATTAGATTGTATTTATATTGATTGTTATAAATACAATTGATCGGTTATGTTGGAAAGGTGAAATAATTAACGCCAAAAGTTCACACCACCTACATTACCTAGATTACCTCTTTGAGATGCATTATTTTGTGAGACACTAGGAATTCTCCAGAATGATAAGGGTCCGATTGGTCTTGCAAAAGATCTAAAGTGGTAATCTTTTCCAATACCGTTTGGTGATCCTGCTTTTTTTGAACCTCCTCCTTGATTTTGGTTTGTGATAGAATCTTTAGAAGCTACTTTATTTGAATGTGCCATTAGTATATATAATATCCTAAATATTTTATTTCTTTACAAAGGGTTGGTAATTTAAAAAAGTCAAAATTGAAAAAATATAAATTAGGCTAAACCTATTTAATCACAAAATCAGTAACAAAAATATATTCACATTAAAAGACCATTTATTGTAAAACAAAATATTATTGGTACTATGTATTCACGACTAAAAAAAGACGATGATTTAATTGTAGAAAAAGTAAATGGTATAGAAACATATACTTTTAATCCGTACAACGAGAGTAATCGAGAAATAACTGAATCGGTTGTACAAGACTTGTTGTCTAAATACAATATAAATGAATCCATCAATAATTTTACATTGTACAAACGCGCATTTATACATCGATCTTATGTAAAACGTCCCGAATTAATGACTACTACCATTAAGCGAAAGCAAGTAGTCATGATGCCTAAACCTGATGGATGTATGGAACTTTCTACTAAATCCAATGAAAGACTTGAGTTTTTAGGAGATGGTGTATTAGAATGTATTGCTAAATTCTATTTGTACAAACGATTTCCTAAAGCCGATGAAGGATTCATGACAGATACTAAAATCGAATTAGTAAAAAATGAGACGATAGGTAGGATTGCAATGGAAATGAAATTACATGAATGGTTCGTTTTATCTAAACATTCAGAATTGAAAAATGTACGCCAAAATCATAAACGTTTAGGTTGTTTATTCGAAGCATTTGTAGGCGCATTGTTTTTAG